AAGAAGCCTGACGTTATAGTACACATCGGAGACCACTGGGACATGCCAGCCCTGAGCAGCTACGATAGCGGCACTCGCAACTTTGAGGGCAGACGCTACAGCAACGACATCGAAGCAGGTATACAGGGCATGGAAGCCTTCCTAGAGCCTATCAGACAAGAGCAGCAGCGTCTTATACGCAACAAAGACAAACGCTGGAATCCTCGCATGGTGTTCACTCTAGGTAATCACGAATACCGCATCGAAAGAGCAGTCAATGCAGACCCTAAACTAGACGGTCTAATTGGCTTTAAAGACCTAAAGCTGGAAGAGATGGGCTGGGAAGTGTATGACTTCTTAGAGCCTGTTATCATTGATTCCGTGGCGTACTGTCACTACTTCACCAGCGGTGTGATGGGTAGACCAGTCAGTAGTGCAAAGCTGATGCTACAGAAGAAGTATATGTCGTGTGTGATGGGACATGTTCAAGACAGGGATGTTGCTTTTGCGCGTAAGGCAGATGGCACTAACATGCTAGGCTTATTCGCTGGTATCTTCTACCAACACGACGAAGACTATCTAACACCACAGACCAACGGAAGCTGGTCAGGTATATGGATGCTCAACGAAGTTAAAGACGGTGGTTGTGACGAGATGCCAGTCAGTATAAACTACTTGCGAGAGAAATACGGAGACTAGGATGCCTCTAACATACTATGAACTATTGGAGAAGATGTCGCAGCTAGACGAACTAACACTAATAGAGATATTAGACATAAGCTCAGAAGAGTTAGTCAACAAGTTTAGTGAACGCATCAACGACAGATTAGAAGAACTATCAGAGGATTTTAAACATGAGACTCAATGACGCAACACCTGATATGTGGGACAAGGCAACCCAGAAGTACGGAAAAGTAGCAGAGAAAACAGGACTAGAGCCTTGGGCGACCATGGCAGAGGAAGAAGCAGTGGAAGACTTAGTAAACAACCCAGACCATTACAATACAGGCAACATAGAGTGCATTGAAGCAATAGAGGAGTCCATGTCCAGTGTTGCATTCAAAGGCTACCTCAAGGGCAACTGCATTAAGTATCTGTGGCGCTATGATTACAAGGGTAAGCAGGTAGAGGATTTAGAGAAGGCTGGCTGGTACTTAAACAAACTAACAGACATGGTGACAGAGGAGAACAACTAATGGATCAGTATCAGCAGTTTATACACAAGAGCAGGTACGCACGTTGGCTACCAGAGGAAAGCAGACGAGAGACATGGGAAGAGACGGTAACACGCTATGTAGACTTCTTTAAAGACCGTAAGCAGCTAAAAGGCAAAGACTACGACCTACTCAAAGAAGCTATCATGCACCAGGATGTGATGCCTTCAATGCGCTGTATGATGACAGCAGGCGAAGCACTGGCTAAGGATAACGTAGCAGGCTTTAACTGTAGCTATCTGCACATTGACTCACCGCGTAGCTTTGACGAGTTGATGTATGTTCTGATGTGTGGCACAGGCGTAGGCTTCAGCGTTGAGCGTAACTTCATTAACAAGCTGCCAGAGGTTGCAGAAACTTTCCACAAGACAGACACTGTTATTGTTGTTAGTGACAGCAAGATTGGTTGGGCATCAGCGTTCCGTGAGTTAATCGCTATGCTGTACGCTGGTAAGATACCGCAGTGGGACATGAGCCGCATACGTCCAGCAGGGGCTAGGCTGAAAACCTTTGGTGGTCGTGCGTCAGGGCCAGAGCCTTTGATTGACTTGTTTAACTTCTGTGTAGAGATATTCCAGAAGGCAGCAGGACGCAAGCTAACCTCTATTGAGTGCCATGATGTAGTGTGTAAGATTGCTGACATTGTAGTGGTCGGTGGTGTGCGTAGATCTGCTCTGATTAGCCTGTCTAACCTTTCTGACCCTCGTATGGCTAAGGCTAAGTCAGGAGACTGGTGGCGACACGAAGGGCATCGTAGGCTTGCTAACAACAGCGTAGCGTACACTGAGAAGCCAGACTTTGAGTCATTCCTGTCAGAGATGCAGTGCATGTACGAGAGTAAGGCAGGTGAGCGTGGTATCTTTAGTCGTGTAGCAGCACAGAAGATTGCAGCGCGTAACGGCAGGCGTGACAGTGAGCAGGACTTTGGTACTAACCCATGCTCTGAGATCATCCTGCGTAGTAACCAGTTCTGTAACCTGTCAGAGATTGTAGTGCGTCCTGAAGACGACCTAGACACGCTGAAGAAGAAAGCAGAAGTAGCAGCCATCATTGGCACGTTACAGGCTACACTGACAGACTTCCGTTACCTGCGTAACTGCTGGAAGAAGAACACGGAAGAAGAGGCGCTATTGGGCGTGAGCATGACAGGTATAATGGATCACTACCTGCTGAGTAAAGGTGACTCCCCAGACCTGGAGAAGTGGCTTGAACAAATACGCGATGTTGCTGTTAAGACTAACGAGAAGTGGGCTGCAAAGCTTGGCATTAGCCAGTCTGCGGCTATTACATGCGTTAAGCCTAGCGGTACTGTATCTCAGCTTGTCGATTCTGCTAGTGGTATCCATCCTCGCTTCTCTAAGCATTACATTCGCAGAGTTCGTAGCGACAAAAAAGACCCGCTTGCAGTCTTCATGGAAGCAGCAGGGTTCCCAGTAGAGCAGGATGTAATGTCACCCTCGTCAGCAGTGTTCAGCTTCCCTGTGAAGTCACCAGAGAAGTGTACCACGGTTAAGCAGGTAGGAGCTATGCAGCAGCTACAGCTTTGGAAGGCTTATCAGAACCATTGGTGCGAACATAAACCAAGCATCACTGTATATTATACAGATAGTGAATTCCTGCAAGTAGCACAGTGGATATGGGAAAACTTTGATCTTTGTAGTGGGATTAGTCTGTTGCCTTATAGTGATCATGTATATCAGCAAGCTCCGTATGAAGAGATAGACGCTGAGAAGTACGAGGAGTTACTAGCGGCTATGCCTGTTGGGGTTAATTGGGAAGACTTAGGTAACTTTGAGCAGGAAGATAACACTACAGGGAGTCAAGAGTTAGCCTGTGTAGGTGGTGCGTGTGAGATAGTGTAGATGTTGTAGGTACTAAAAAGCCCTGTGTAGATGACTGCACAGGGCTTTTTTGTTTTATATTGTTTTACCAAATAAACCTATTGTACCTGATCTACTAGGACGAGGTGGCTGTCCCGCCTTGCTTGTTCTTGGGGGCAGTTGCTCTTTCTGCTGTCTTCTTTCTTCTCTAAGACCTATAGCCTTTTCTATGGCGTTTGAAGTATTCGTAACAGTAGTGAGAAAAGAAGTAAGGTTCATTAAAGTTTCATTTGATGTTCTTCCTTTTAAATCTTTAATGCCAGTAGCCCATCTAGGATCTGTTAAAACACGAATCATAGACTCGTCAGATTTCAACAAACCTCTTAGTTTAATAGCAGCTGCGCCTATCATCCCTGCACCGCCTGTTCCTTGCATAGCAATATCTTCGCTTGTTTGAGCTATTTTTTTAGCTATGTTAGCGTCTCCAAAAATATGTTGCATTACTAGACCTAAATCAGCCACTGTTTGAGCAGCGTTAGGTGATGAAGTCTTTAACATAGACACAAGCTCCTCCCTTTTCTTCTTATCTTTAAGAACAGTGTCATAAAACTTTTTAGGATAGTCTCCAACAGGTACAGTATCGTCTACAGCGTTTCTCAACATACTAACTACTTTAGCGCGTTGTCCTTGTGCCTTCATGTCGGCATAACCAGACACTTTATTTTTCATTACCTGAGATAAAACCTTACGTTGATTCGTCACAATAGCCCTTTGTTTATTGCCCGCAGCAGTAGTGACATCAGCACCTTTGTCTAGTACTTGGTCTAGGTTATCTACTAACATGTCTAAAAAACCAACATTGTTAGTAGGAATGTCTCCTTCAATCCCCAAGTCTCTTTTTAATTTATTTATAGACTCTAAAGCAAGAACTTGCTCGTCTGTTCTTTTAGTTGGTTTTGTCTTTAAAGCTGCTTTATATTTAACAACTTGACTTTGCAACAAAGGGCTAACTTGAAGGATTTTATCTAACTCTTCCTGATCCAGTGTTTTTCTGTAGACTTCCTGTCTAGTTTTTTTCCAACGTACTTCGTCTTGTTTACCTAAAAAAGGTGGACGAGCTGTTTCGCCTCCAACGCCTGTGGGAGTAAACTTAGCTCCTGCGTACTGTAAATCTTGATCTCCTACGCGCTGTAGTTTTAATATGTTTTCAGTTAAGTCATCATTTCTTTGCATTATAAACTCAGCAAGTTCACCTCTAGTTGCCTCGTTTATATTTAACTGTCTTTGTCCGTGTATTAAAAGCAGATCATTAGTGGCTTCTGCGGGAGTAACAGTTATGCCTAATCTTTGAGCAGCCTCTAAAACTTGTTGAGTTTCTTCTCTTGTTAAAACAGCCGCAACACTGGGAGAATCTACTGTTAGTTTTTGTAACCTAGCTTTTTCTAAAAATCTTTTACCTGCTATGCCTCCGTCAATAATCCCTTGTAAAGGTACTCCTAGAGCCGTGCCTATCATAACATTAGTGGCTCTTTGTCCAGAACCTCCTTCAGTAAACTCCATACCTCCACTAATTCCACCAAATTTACCACTTTGCATTAACCGACCCGCAACAGTAGGAGCTGCTTTTGTAGGAGTCACTGCCAAAGAAGGAAATATTTGACCTAGTATAGTAGCTACTGCTGAAGGCTCTTCCCCAGTTAGTTCTTCTCTGTATTGAGAATATAGTTTCTGTCTTGTTAATTCAGGCTGTGTTATATAGTCGTTTAAAAACTTTTCTCTATCTTCCGCAGTAAAAAAGTCTTCGCCTAGTAACCAATTAACTCCCACAGGAGGCAATGTAGCTACCTCTGCTCCTAACTGAGCAGCGCCTACTATTCCAGTATTCAGTCCTGAAATAAAATCCATAGACGCAGCAGAGTAAGGTTTTAACAGGTTTTCAGCAGGGTCTGAAACAAAATCGACAGCCTGTTGCATAGGCGAGCGAGGATCTCCTGTTAGCTCCTCTCGTTTTATTGCGGAGGCGAGCTGCTCAGTTCCTTGTTCAGCAATCTGACCAAATAGTAAAGCGCGTTCTTCTTCTGTAAGAGCCATTATCGTGTCACCGTGTAAGTACCGTTACTAAGTCTAAGAGTTATTAATTTACCAATGTTTTTTCTAGCGTCTAACTCAACTAAATCCCTTTGTTGGTTAGTAGGTTTCCAATTAGGGTTGTTAGATGCTTTTTTCATCTGCTCAAGTTGATCGTTTATTATTTCCTTTTTAATTTTGTCTACTGTCATTCCTTTCCCTTCTTTGGTAACAAACACAGGGTCTTTACCTTTAGAGGGCAAGTAAAGCTGATTAAACAAATTAAAGTTTTCTTTAACAGGTTCAAAGTTAGCAACAACTGTTTTATCCTTAGTTAGGGGATCTTCATCTACTGTAAAACCACTAGTTCGTGGGAAATCTTCAGTATACTTTTTCCAAGCAGCGTCAAAACCAGTTAAAGATCCTGTTTGTTCTAGCCACGATCTTTGAGAAGCTGACCTGTTTAAATCAGATTCTAAACTAGCCTCTAAAAAGTTTACAAGTGCTTGAGCTTGATTAGATGTCTGACTAGGATTAGCAGTATTTTTTGTTATTTCAGTGTTTTCTAAATTAGAAATAGCACCTTTTTGAGCTTCTAGTAATAACGCTTTAAGTCTCTTAGACAACGAGTTGTAAGTCAATGTAGCGTCTGCTTTAGGATCTAAAATTCCTACATCAATTCCTAATTTACTGCCTAGACTGTGTAAAGTTTGGTTTACAGTCGCCAAAGGAACAGACCCTGCTCCGAATTCTACTTCATCTGTCAGTTCTTTCATCTGAGCTACAATAGGAGCGTACTGTGCAAAACGATCTCCTGCCTTTGTTGTTGCACCAGAAACAGTTTCTACGTCTGCTTCGAATAACTTTTCTTGTTGAAATACTTTTAGTTGCTCTTGCACTGTTAAGATAGTCTTTTTAGGAGGTTGTGCTAAATTAGTCAGTAATTTAATACCTCCTTCTAAAGCAACTTTATTTCCCGACCCTGCTTCAGAAACAATAGCGTCTGCTATTTTACCATAACCTGCTGAACGTACTTGATCTGCTACGTCTTCTCTAGATGCTAAAGCAGCGGCAGCTTGTTGTTGTTTTAACTTTTGCTGTTCTATCTCGTCCTGCATCTGCTTAATCCTGGCCGCAGTCTGTGCAGCACCTGCTATGTCGCCACTAAGCTGTTGCACTCTAGCCAATGAAGATAGACCTTCTACTGTGCCTAAGTCTAGTTTACCTAAGCCCATCTGAATTGCTTCTTGTGGAGTAGCTACTGGCGCACCGCCTAGTAAACCACTCTGCACTCCTCTAACAGCAGAGCCTAGTCTTCCTGCTTGTTGCTGTCCAAACTGCATACGCCAATCTGCCGCACTAGCGTTAGGGTTAGGTCTTTGTGTACTACTTATCCCCGTAAGGAGTCCTGCTATGTCTTGTCTAGCCATTGTTTATACTCCTTATGCGATATTATCGTAAATAGCGTCAATAACTGCGCTTTCAGGGTTTCCTTCAGAATTTAACGGAGTTCCTTGGTTAAAGTAGTCAAATATTGACCCAAGGAAGCCGCCTGTGCTAGGAGGATCCATCCCTATGTTTGCGTAAATCTCAGCTATCTGTGCTTGCTGTAGAGGCGATACTGTCTGACCCATCAACGCCTCAAGAACACCTTGGCCTTGCTGTAGCTGTAGACGATTAGCTAAATCTTCAGCCTGTAGTCTACCTTCTAGTCCACCTAAGCCTAGCTGGGAAGCCAACTCAGCACCAGTTCTACGACCAACATCTGCGAATCCTGCGGGAACTTGACTAGCCGTCAACATAGACAATGCTTGTTGTTGTGGTTGATAACCTGCGGACTGTAGCATACCGCCTAGTTGAGCAGCTTGTGACTGTTCAGCCATTGACTGCTGACGCGCACCTAAGTTAGCTCGTGCCATTGCTTCCTGTCGTGCAGTCTCTTGAGCCAACAACTCAGGAGAAGAACCGCCATAAGCAGCAGAGCCTAGCCCTAAGCGGCCTTGTGACAACATACGCTCTTCCAATGCTAGACTCTGACGTTCCTCTTCAGGACGCTGTACGGCTCTCATTTGCTCGTATAGCTGCGCTTGTGCTGTAGCAGGGTCTACACCTACCTGACCAAACAACCCTGTAGCTTGTTGCTGTAGTTGCTGCTGTGCCGCTTGTTGCTCTGGAGACAGTGTAATACCAAAGCCACCTTCAGGCGTAGTAGCTATGTTAGCTAAACCACTAGTGACAGTGTATGGTCTAAACTCTGCACCTGCTTGAGCTTGTTGAGCTAATGCTTGCGCCCCTGCTTGAGCTTCTTGACCAACCTGTTGTGCGCCTTCAATGTTTTCTTGGCCTAAGTAGTAAGAACCTGCTCCACTTAGTAAATCCATAAATGACATTAGTACGATCCTCCAGTAATTGTGTCAGCCGTCAGTGTTCCTGTGACGTTCACGGTAGCGGCTGTTACAGTACCTGTGAAAGTAGGACTAGCAGTGTCAGCTTTAGTAGCCACTGCTGTCGCAATGTTGTTATATTCAGTGTCAATCTCTGTGCCTCTCACAATCTTAGCAGCATTACCAGAAGGAAGAGAATCCTTTGTAGCAAAGTTAGTTGTCTTTGTATAATCAGACATTAGATAAGTCTCCCTAATAGAGCGTGTATGTCAATACGTTGAATAGAAAATTGTGCGCCGTTAATTTCGGCTTCGATACCAATAGTTACTACTTCACCACTACCGCTGGTATTTACCTTTGGTGTGTTGATTAGAATAGAGGAGGTGTACTCTGCTGTAGTGTTATACTCAGAAATACCATACTCACCAATGTTACTAGAGCCGAATGTAAACGCTTGTTTAGTGTAGCTTTGTGTGTAGTCATAGCCCCAGTTCAATGTAGTAGGTGTGTTCTGTCCACCAATGATAGTTAAGTTAAACTTCTTCAAGAACTTTACGTTAGAAGTATTTTGAAAATCAAGAGGGTTACTAAAGTAACGCAGCTCGTACTTTTCTGTACCGTCTAAAAAGTTTTTATATTCAGCAATGCCTGTAGAAATACCAATGTATATCTCACCGTCTTCTAACACAGCAAACGACAACGGGTTCATACCTGACCATGTAGTAGCCCGTTGTGAACCATCAGGCAGTGGAGTACGCATATCAAAGCAGTACACCGTATTGCTATCTGGTAACGTCAACAAGTAAAAGGCTTCGTCAGAACTGTACAAAGACTTGATAGGATTAGCCTGCAAAGTCACTAAGTTCATTAAGTCATTACGCACATTTTTACTAATGTTACGCATAGGCATGGACTTCTCTTGTATAGTCCTACCAAAGCTGCGTACACCAGCGTCTGACAAGAATATAATGTCAGTGCCTGTGTGCTGTACTGAGTCACGAGCAATACAACCAACGCCTTCTATGGTGTCTGTAAGCGTCATAGAGGCAGGAGAGGATGCACCTGAGTACACAAGTATAGACTTCTTACCAAAGATGATTAGGAAGCC